CATTATAATGAATCTTTTTATTTTTTAATGGAATCCATATTTTTCTATATGTATGGCATTCCTTACCAACGAAAGGATTACCGGCAGCATCACCCGCAGCTGATAGAGCCGTTTGTAAATTAATAATCTTTTGATATACTACTGTTATAACTTCTTTATTTAAATTGTCCATCATTCTGTTAGGATTTGCGCCCTTAAATAAAAGAGTTGCTGTGGGTGTTACAGAACTCTCATATTTAAAAACAACTAATCTATACATGACATTGGGACGGTCTAATTTGTTAGCAATCCATAATTTTATAGATATACCACGTGCCATAATTTCATCACCAATTCGCGCCGCGTATGAATTCAAACCTGTGTCACTGTCACCAGTGCCCTGTGAAGTCCGTAATAAGGCAAAACGAATATTCGGCGTATTATGATATAACTGTAAATTTTCCCCGATTTGATGTGTAGTTTTTGTTTCTACATTTCTTAGGGAAATTTTCTTAATCAGCGACACCAGCGAACCTTTTTTATAGGTTCTCTTACTGAGTCGTTTACCTGATTTTTTAAAATTTTTCTTTCCTGATTTCTTAACAAAACTTTTCTTTATATACATTTCTAATATTAAATTAGATAAAAAATAATTAATAATTACCCCCCGCACCGTCCTATAAAGTCCTGGGGGAAATTGGGGGAAAATGGTGGTGTAGTCTTGCTAAATGTCCCTACATTTTTTTTCTCACTCTAGCAGATGAGGGGGCGAACGAAATTAAAATTTCTCGCCCCCCCATCAGTGAGAAAAACCGCAAGCCATCCCGAGGGGACTCACTCAAAGAAAAGTGAGCTAAATCCCTGCCAAAAATAACGAAATATCTTCATCAAATTTCTCACCATAATAATCTTGTAAAAAATACTTTTTTCTAAATTCTATATCCATCTTTTGTTTTAAATGCTTACTCTCGTCTGCTTTACTTCCTAACATATAATTTTGTCTCTTCGCCAAATCTTGCTTTTTACATAAACTAACATTGAAACAATGCGGATTATCCACATCACAAACATTTTTAAATGTCCTAGCAAATTCTCGGCGTAAATGTGAAATTCTATAATCTCCTTTATTTAATAATATATGAGTATGAAAACCCTTGCCAATATTCTCCATATCTTCTCCTCTCTGTTCTATTACATGTAAAGATTTTTTTATAAAACTTTTCTTAACTGATTTCTCAACATTCTTTATAAATTCACCCATAGGTGCGGTAGGTTTTGGGTTGATTGTAATAAATACATAATCACTCTTAACAGATTCATCATCTTTTTTTTTCTTATCTTCATTAAATTCTTTAATTATAGGTAATATATCATCGGCTTCGCCATCATCTAATAATTTATTATAATGTGCTCTATATCTGTTCATTATACATTCTTGAAGTGCTTTCGCTTTCATTTCATCGTCTATCTCTCTCTTTAGCGTATTCATATAAATTTCTTTCTGGTCGGCATCCAGCTTATCGTAAATACCTATATTCATGCGCCTAACGGCTAAAAAACTTAAAGCATCATCAATTTTCCCCATTCCTATTATTGGGGAAGAAAAAAATAATTAAAAAATAAATTCACAAATATTTTTTATTATCAAGGCATAACAATTCTAACAAGGAGAAGAATTGTTATGTTATTTATATTGTATAATAATATTGTCCTTATATACATTTATTAAGTATCTCTAGACATCTCATTAACTATATGCGCCCAATGCTACGTTTTGACTAAAGCCAAAACGTTATTTTGGGCTTGTTCGTCTTAATATATCTCTAGGCATCTTTAAAATAAAAGTTATATTCCCAAGCAAATGATGCTATATTATCTGTCGTTAATGTTCCATAACTATCGTAAGGAATAATAGCGAAACCATAATCTATAAATTTCGGGACCTGACCGCCATCATTATAATGAATCTTTTTATTTTTTAATGGAATCCATATTTTTCTATATGTATGGCATTCCTTACCAACGAAAGGATTACCGGCAGCATCACCCGCAGCTGATAGAGCCGTTTGTAAATTAA